GCGTCTGGGCGTCGGGCTTGGGGAGGTAGGCCAGCGCCACGCCGGTCTCGGCCTTGACGACGTCGGGCTTGTCGGCGTTCTCGCGGGCGACAGTCACGGCGGCGGCGACACGCTGGTCGGACTTGTCGAGCTGCGTCCCGAGGGTGCCTAGGTCGGCGGAGGGCGTCCCCGTGCCGGTCGTATCTTGGGCAGGAGTGCAGGCCACGAGGGCCAGCAGGGTCATGACCAAAATGCGATGCATCGTAAAATGGTCACTTGCCCTTGAGGGCGTCGAGGAGGCGCTTGCCTTCGGACTCGGTGGCCTTCAGGCGCTCGGCGTGTTTGCGGGCGAAGAGCACACCGGCGACGAAGCCGGCGAGCAGGGAGAGGACGATGGCGATGAGGTAGAGCATTAGATTTGCGAGGAAATCAGCCAAGTATCGGTGCCAAGTTTAACAGCCTTACGCATGACTCCAGGGTTTAGGCCGGAGCTAGTTTGAACGATGGTAACGCCTGAGACGCCGAAGATGTAGTTGGAGCCCGAACCGATGTTCGTGAACAGGACTTCCGTCCCGATGGGAAAGGCCACGCTGGAGTCGAGCGGAATATAGATTTCATAGCCAGAGGACGAACCATCGCCCAATGCGTTGACGATGTTGTTCGCGTCACCAATAACCAAGGTGTAATCGCCTACGTCTAGGTCTACGTTGTTGACGGACTTGCCAGGGACGCTGGTCAAGAAGCCAGAAGGGTTGCCGGTCAGCGGGTAAGCGTTGGCGGTGACGTAGGTCGAGACGTCGGTCGCCGTCTGGTAGCCCAGCCCGGTGACGTAGGTGACAAGGTCGGTCTGGTCAGTAACCGTCCCGGTGATGGCGCCCCATGCAACCCCACCCCCGCCGCCACCCGCCGCCCAGATGAGGTCGGTGCCGTCGTACTGCAGGACGTCGCCAGCGGTCGTCGGGCCAGCGGTCGGGTTCGCGGTGACTACCCCGGCGGTCAACTGATCGGCGGCCAGAGCGGAGCCAGCGGGCGCCGTGGTCATGGTCGTCGAGTCGGGGAACGTGATGCCCGTGGGCGAGATGATCATGTGGCTGGAACCGTCGTAGGTGTCCAAGCCATCGAAGGAAACAGTCGTGCCCTTCGTGGTGTCGCTCGTCTTCTGGACGCCCAGACCCCAGCCAGCCAGGAGTGAATCGCGGTCGGAGGTCGTCGCAATCGTCACTTCGGCGTCGGTGTCCATGGCGCCACCAGCCAATGGGAGGAAGGAACCGCCACCGCCAACAACAGCCCAGGCGCCGTTCAAGCGTCCATACGTCGAGCCGTCGCTCGGGGCGTCGGTCAGGTAGGTTCCGATGGGCTGATATGTCGAGGCCGCAGCCGAGGTCGTCAGGTAGGACGACATTCCCGAAATCGTCTGGTAGGTGGACGAGGCGCTGGAGGTCGTCAGGTAGCCCGAGATGGACGCACCCGCCGGGATGGTGACGGTGCCCGAGAAGGTCGGGCTCGCCGTGTTGGCCTTCGTGCTCAGGCCGTTGATCACGAAGGCGGTCGTCGCGATCTGGGTCGTGTTCGTTCCGGCGGTCGCCGTCGGCGCGGCAGGGACGCCCGTGAAGGTCGGGCTGGCGATGTTTGCCTTGAGATTCGCGGCGGTGGTGACGAAGGCCGTGGTCGCCAACTGCGTCGTCGAGGTGCCAGCAGAAGCGGTCGGGGCAGCGGGGACGCCCGTGAAGGTCGGGCTGGAAAGGGCGGCCTTGGCGTCCAGCGCCGTCTGGAGGTCGGTCTGCGAGCTGAGGGTGCCGGTGATGCTACCCCACGCCGTCGAGGCCGCAGGGGTGGCGCCGCCCACGTTGACCACCCAGGAGGAGTACGTGCCCGAGCCCGTGTGGCTGATGACGTTGACGACCATCACGCCCGTCCCGCTGTTGTAGGAGGTGACCCGCGCGTGCATGTGCCGCGTCGTCGGGTTGGACGTCTCGGAGATGACCACGTCCTGCTGCGGAGAGTAGGACAAGCCCGTCCCGATGGTCAGCGTCTTGTCGGCGTTGTTGATCGTCAGCGAGGTCGTCGAGCTCGTGAGGTAGCGGTCGCCCGGGACGATGGTCGCCCAGGTCGTGTCGTAGTTCGTGCCGCTCGCCTTCTGGAGGTACTGCCCGGTCGTGCCGCCCGTAGCCACGCCAGGTCCAGCGGCGCCGGTCGCACCCGTGGCCCCGGTCGCCCCGGTATTGCCGACGGCACCTTGGGGGATTCCAATGTCAAACACCGCGGCGGCGCTCGTCCCGACGTTCGTCACCGTCGCCGATGCGCCCGGGGAAAGGGTCGTCACCGTGCCGACCGCGATGGTCGCCGCATTGCCCGCGGGGCCTTGGCTGCCGGTAGCCCCGGTATCCCCTCGGGGGATTCCAAAGTTCAGCACCGCCGCGGCAGTCGTCCCGACGTTGGTCACCGAGGCGGACGAACCGGCGGACAGGGTCGTGGTCGTGCCGACGCTCACCGAGGCCGCCGGCCCGGGCGTCCCGATGGAGACAGTGATGGACGAAGGCGACCCCTCGACGGAGACCTCCAGCGTGCCGTAGATTTCCGCAGTGATTTGGGACATGGGTTAGTTGGTGACCTGGTCGATGACGTTCAGGCGGAAGGTCGAAGAGTAGAAGACCACGCCGCCCGTCGCGAACTTGACGTCCTGGCGGGCCGTGCCCAGGGCGAAGGCCGTGGTGTCGGACAGGCTCATGGTGAAGGACAGGCCGTTGAGCGCCATCGTGATCGTGCAGGGGTAGACCACCCCCACGGCGTCGATGATGTCGGACGTGACAGTCGTGGACAGCAGGTTGGCGGGGGCGCCGGCGGCCGGGTTGTAGGTGACTGTGGCCGCGTAGGTCGAGCCGCGCTTGAACGTGACAGTGGAGCTCATCTTCTTAACCTTGGGCGGGGGTTAAACCTCCACAGTCGCCCCGCTGGCCGACTTGGTATATCCCGTCCATGCGCCGAACCAGGCATTCAACTCCGTATCGTAGGCGGGCGGGGAAGGGGCTGGGTCGTTGGCCGTGTAAAGCCCCTGATAGTTCACCGGGTAGGGGATGGACATGGGCCCGAGGAAGTGCTGCTCGACGAGGAAGGTGGACCCCTCAAAGGTCAGGCTGGCCACCTTGAAGCGGATGCAGTTGTAGTTAAGGACGGCCAGCGCCCCGATGCCTTGAATAGTCAGGGTAGTGGTCCCCGACGGGGTCGTTACGTCCACAAGGTCAAGGGTCTGCAGGTGCTTGAAGTTCACCTGCGAGTTGGACCCGTTGAAGTAATCGCTCTTAGTGTCGGCGTCCGACCCGTCCGCGAAGATGGCCAAATAGGGCAGGATAGGCTCTTCGATGTTTGCGCAGCCGATGACGTAAACGCCCCAAGAGTCAGACCCGCCTTCGACGCTCGCCGGCTGGACCTGAACGTATCCGCCCAAGTCAACCAGCGGGCTGTCCTTGGCGTCGGTAAAGGGCCCGGTGGTCTTGGAGCCGTCTGGGAAGCAGAAGTATTTCCTGATCTCGGCCTTGAAGCTTGAGTGCACCCAAGGGTCGCTTGCCCGGTAGCGCTCGCCCATCACGAACCCCTTGCGGCACTGCACCCCGTAGCCCGAGCCCGTCTTGATGACAGTGACGCGGAACTGTTCCGGGTCGCCCGCGAGCTGAGGGTCGTCGATGGCCAGGGTAACGCCTGCCTGCCCGCTGGTCAGGTTATAGCCAAAGCCGGGTTGCATCAGAGCTCGGGGTTGACTGCTCCGACCCATCCCTCGGCGTTGAAGCGGATGGTGTAGTTGATTTTCTTCACGCTCAGGCCGAAGTCCTCGAAGTTGACGCTGGCCAGCAGGAGCTGCGGGAGGGCGGAGCCGGCGCCGATCGGCGTGCTCAAGAAGGTCGAGCCAAGGTACTCGGGCAAAAGGTATGGCAGGTTGCCATCCCAGTTGCGAGTGCTCGACGAACGGCCTACGGCGTTTTGCATCTCGATAACGATGTCGCTGTCCGTTGTGTAGATTACGCCGGAATAACCAGTCTGCGGGGCGAGGTAGGACTTGCGGCCGTAGTAAAGGGGATACTGCGGGTCGAGGAATCCGACGAATTGGCCACCCGTCTTCTGGGTGAAGTGTGCCCCGTTGGCACCTTTGTACAGGGTCGCCGCGTCGCTTGTCTTGGCTTTGAAGGTGCTGGCCTCGTAGATAGGTGCAGTGGCAGTCCCTGTGCCGACGCCGGCAATGGCCTCAGCGCCAATCGTAGCTACAAAGAAGTTAGGGTGCGTCTCGATACCCTCGCTCGACGTGCTCACGGCGCCGCTGACGTTGGGGCTAGTCGTATTAGATGTAGCACCTTCCGCCGTGTTATTGATGCCGACGTAATCGATGGTTACGTTTGCAATTCCGTTTCGGTCATAGGAAACCGAAAAGGTATTGCTGAACATATACGTGTCAAAGGGCTCGACGGGATGCGGAAGCCCGCGCTCAAAGTCGGCCACGTTGACGGCGTAGGACTTGTCCATCTTGTACATGCAACGCCCGGTGAATAGGCCGTAGCCGTCCTGCTGGATGGTCCAGCCTGGCTGGAGTACGGGGGAAGAGAGGTCGTTGCCTTTGTCGATGCGTGCCATGTTAAGCGGTATGGGTATAGTCCTTGTAGTTGACCTGGGAGGCCATGCCCCCCGTCTGGTCCTTGGTGAAGTCGCCCGGGCCGCCGGCGGAGGCCGCGATCACAGCCAGGTACTCGTTGGCCTGCTTCTGCAGCTCGACCTGGGCGTTCAGGATGTTCATCTGCGGGGAGTTGCCGATGCCGAAGACGCTGTTGTCGCCGGTGAACATGCCGGGCGGGGTGGCGCTCTTCTTCTTCTCCTCCTCCGTCTTGGCCTTCTCCGCCGCCAGGGCCTTCTTCATGTCCTCCTGCACGATCTTAAAGACGTCCTCCTGGACGCCGCGGAAGCGGGAAAACTCCTTTTCCGACATGGAGAAGCCGCCCGTCTCGGTGTCGATGCCGACGTTCTTGCGGAAGTACTCCTGGCCACGGGGGTCGCGCTTGAGAAACTCCTCGACGACCACGCGCTTGGCCAGCTCCGCCTTCTTCTGCTCCTCCTCCGTGCGGATGTCCACCTGCAGCTTCTGGGCCATGTAGCGGGTCGTCTGTTCGACAGGGGACTTGTTCACGTCCTCAAACTTGACGCCGGCGGCGAAGTCCACCGCATCCTTGGCGTCCTGCCGCGCCTTCTCGATGGACTGGCTGATGAACCCGATGGCCTCACGGATGAGCACCATCGGCGCAAGGAAGCCCAGGAACAGGTCCTTGCCGATCTCGGTGAACTTCTTGCCGATGGCGGCCGACTGCTTTTCCATTTCCGACATGGCCTTCTTGGCCTTCTCGGTCTGCTGCGGGACGTCGGACGTGCCCTTGATTTGGTATTCTACGACTTGGGCCATGGGTAGGTCTTCAACCTTGGGAAGTCGTAAAGGCCGCCATGGCCTCCTCCTCCTCCGTGGTCATCACGTTGACCTCGACCCCCTTGAGCCCGGAGAAGGCCGTGCTCATCCAGATGGCCTGACACTCGGGCATCTCCCACGCCCGCTTCTCGTCGATGCCGTTGGCGATCAGGTTGGCCACCACGTTGATGGCCCAGGGCATGCCCGTGCCGGTGGCCTTCTTGTTCTGGTCCGTCTCCCAAAACTTGGGCCAGTGCCCCTCCAGCATGTAGGTGCGGAAGTCCTGCGCCGTCTTGATGAACAGGTCGTCGTCCCTCTGCAGCCTGACCAGCGTGGCCTTGTCCTTGCCGGTGATGTCGTCGATGGGGAGCTCGGCGCACGTCTTGATGGCGGCCAGCAGGTGCGAGAGGGTCATGTCCCCGGGCACCACGTAGGGCGAGCCGATGGCGTGCAGGCGCACGCGGTACTTCAGGCAGAAGGGATAAACGACGTAGCCCAGGATGTTAACCTGGGCCGGGTCGGTGAAGGCGTTGATGAAGCGGGCGTCCATGCCCGCTAGTCTTAGACGTAGGACGCGATGGAATCAAGCTGGCGGAACTTGATGCTGACCCGGACGAAGTCCTTGTTAGAGCCCTTCTCCGAGACGCCCTCGATCACTCCGCTGACCTCGTTGGAGGGGCCCGTGTCGGTCTTCAGCTTCACAGTGATGGCCGCGCCGATCTCGGGCATGTCGGCCGTCTTGGCGATGCCTTCCACAGTGCCGGTCCGCTCCGGGTTGTCGTAGCGCAGGGTGACAGTCTTGCCGTCCTCGTCGGGGGCCTTGTCGTTGAGCTCGAAAACCTTGTCGCAGGACACCGACTGGCAGAGGAAGTTGGAGATGCCCGACTGAACGGCCACCCCGAAGAGTACAGTCACGCCTTTGAGTACAGCAGCCATAGGTAGTTCTTAACCTTGGGCGGGTGGTCAAGGCGCCAGGACGCACACCACCGAAAGGCGCAGGACAGTGGCCCACGCGCCCGTCTGCTCGTCCAGCCCCTGATCTTCCGACACCACAGTCACGTCGTAGAGCAGGGCGTCGCCCTGGGTGGAGAATTGGGAGGTCATCGCGTCAAGGTCGGCCAGCGTGGCGACCATGGCGGCGGCCCGGGCCCGGTGGGTGGTCAGGGTGACGTCGTTGGCGTTGTCGTGCAGGACGCAGCGGACCTGGCAGTCGTAGTTGCCCAAGCCGTCGGGCAGGCCGTTGGGGGTGTTGGCCGAGTCGCAGACCACGACCACCTTGGGCATCACCGCGTCGGCCGTGCTGTCGCCCGGGTAGATGTTCACGGCGCTGAAGGTCGCTTCGGCCTGAAGCATGGCGACGAGGTTGGCCTCGCAGATGTGGCGGATGGATGAGGTGCCCATTGGGTTAAGACTTTGCGTTATTGTTGAAATCGTCCACGTCCTTCTTCAGGCGGCGGGCCAGGTCAAGGTGCACCTGCTTGTAGCGCATGCCGATGACTGTGGCCTTCACGTCCGCCTCGGTGCTCACGTTGTTCATGTCGGCGATGCCGTTGCCGATGATCAGGTTGAGGTTGGACGGGGTTTCGTTAAAGTTGAAATACCCAGCATTGCCGGCGTGGACCTTGATGTAGTTGGCGATGCCGGACGTGCCGAAGTTCGTCTTGCCCTCGCGGGAGGAGGGCTTTGGCAGGCCCATCAGGACCTTATACCAGCCGGCCTTCAGGCGCCCGACCTTGGGGGTGCGGCTGGCGATGTATTCTTTGATTTCCTCATCCGTCTCGACGAGGATTTTGTCGCGCCAGTTGGTCAGGGGCTGGAAGGGTTTGCCGTTCTGCTTGAAGCGGCCTCCGGCCTTAGCCAGGAGCATCTTGTGCACCGGGCGCAGGTCGCGCTGGTAGCCAAGGGTGCCGTACTCGGTGCTGCGCAGCTGGGACCGGTTAAAGTAGTTCTTGGCCTTCTTGAAGGCGCGCTCGTCGTCGTAGTCGTTGGCGATGGCCTGCAGGATACGGGTGCCACGCTTGAGCGCCGTCCGGGCCGCGCCGTCGAGCAGGGCACGAAACTCAGCCGGGTTTCCGTTCCTGGTCGAGTAGGCCAGCTTCTTGGTCAGGATGAGCAAAGGGGCGATGCCCTTGCGGTTGTCGGCCGCCACGTAAATCTTCCGCACGTCCGCCGCGATGGCCCGCTTGCCGGCCTTCTCGCCCGTCACAGTCAGGCCACCCTTGCCGCCGGCGCCCATCGGGGGCGTCAGCATGATGGAGTCGCGGCACATTAGGGCGGCGTTCTTCAGGCCGATGTCCTTGATGGTTTCGCGGCAGGCAAAGGCGTAGCGGGTCATGGCCTCCTGGAATTGGGCCATGCTCTTCGGGCCGACAGTTAGCCGGACGCTAATCACTGGTTGAGCAGGATGACCTGCAGAGTCACCCAGGCGCTCGGGCGCTTGTGGGTCTGGCTTACGATCCGCAGGCTCTTCCCGTCTACGGCAATTACTTTGCCAATCCCTAGGGAGGCGATGGGGGTCTGGTCCACGACGATGGCCGCCGATGCCCCATTAGACCCATCTGGGAGGCTCCAGGAGGCCGTTGCAGCGGGGATGCGGACAGAGTGCTGGGTCCGGTCCACAAAGCCCCCCTCCTGGAAGGACTGCGTCACCATCGGGTCGGAGATCAGGCACTGGAAGGTAATGGCCCCCGCGTTGCACGACCCGGACACCCCGAAGTCGGCCACCATCAGCTTGGCGTCGTCGAGAAAGGTGCCGTCTGCGTAAAGGCTCATGTTCGTCTTAACCTTGGGATGAGGTCAAAAAAAAGGGGCCCCCGTTAGGGAGCCCCAGTCGTCGGCGCTTGGCCCGCTATTAGGCGGACTTGATGCGGCGGAGGTTCGAGCGGCCCTTGGCAGCACCGAAGCGGATGGCCGCGGTGAGGTAGAGGATGCCGCCCGTGTACTCGGACTCGACCAGGACGGAGAGACCGCCCGAGGTGGCGACGCCGGAGTTCGGGGCCATGGACCAGACCGAGCCGGTGCCGATGCAGATGGCGTCCTTGGCGGCCGCGAAGCCGACGAGGTTTTCAGCGTTAGCCGAGAGGCCGGCGAACTGCATGACCTGCAGGGTGCCGATCTGGCCG